ATACTATCAAAGAACTCTTTGGCTGGCAACGTAAAGCTGCTTAGCCATTATCTCAAATTTTAACGAACTATTGTTATAAACTGATGCTAAAAAATAGATATAATTGCTTTTGGTTGCAACCGATTACAATTCGTTCTCCTTCATCTTCTCCGCATTCTCAGCTACGGTGAGTGCGTCGATCATCTGCTGGATGTTGCCGCCCATGAAGCCGGGAAGGTCGTATACGGTCATGCCGATGCGATGGTCGGTTACACGACCCTGCGGGAAGTTGTATGTACGAATCTTTGCCGAGCGGTCGCCGGTAGAGACGAGAGTCTTGCGGCGGTTTGCAATGTCGTCGACATACTTCTGGTGCTCCTTATCATATATATATGTACGCAGACGTGCAAGAGCTCTTTCCTTGTTCTTAGGCTGGTCGCGGGTCTCGGTACACTCGATGAGGATTTCCTCAACCTCTCCGGTGTTCGGGTTCTTCCACATATAGCGGGCACGCACACCCGACTCCACCTTGTTCACGTTCTGTCCGCCAGCACCTGACGAACGGAATGTATCCCACTTGATTTCGCCCTCGTTGATGTTAACCTCGAACGGGTCTGCCTCGGGAAGAACGGCTACGGTAGCAGCAGAAGTCTGCATGCGGCCGTTTGATTCGGTAACAGGCACACGCTGTACGCGGTGAACACCCGACTCATACTTCAATGTGCCGTATACGTTGTCGCCGCTTACAGCGAAGCAGATTTCCTTGAAGCCGCCGACAGCGCCTTCGCTCTCGCTTGTTACAGACACTGTCCAGCCCTTCGACTCGCAGTATTTCTTGTACATCATAAATATCTCGCCGGCAAAGAGACAAGCCTCGTCGCCACCAGTACCGGCGCGAATCTCCATCTGTACGTTCTTTGCGTCCTCGGGGTCCTTCGGCACAAGTGCGATCTTTATTTCTTCCTCAAGTTTTGGCTGGAGTTCTTCGTTTGCAGCGAGTTCCTCACGCGCCATCTCTTTCATCTCCGCATCCTGCTCGTTCATGATGATATCCTTTGCCTCAGCGATGCCGTTAAGACAATTGATATACTTCTGACGGAGCTTCATAATGTCTTCAAGATCCTTGTACTCCTTTGTCAGTTTCACGTAGCGCTGTTGGTCGGCGATTACAGAAGGGTCGGTGATGAGGGTTGATACTTCCTCATAGCGTGCCTCAAGTCCGTCGAGTTTTTCTAATATGTTATTGTTTTCTGCCATTTGTCAAATTTAATGTTGTTATGGTGTGGGGTGTGGGGTGAGATGTTGTGATGTTGAGGTGGTGAGGTGTTGTGATGTTGAGGTGTTGTGATGTTGAGATATGTCACCATCTCAACACAACAACCTCTCACCATCTTATTAATACTCGAACTCTCCGTATTCAGACTTGATGAGGAGTGAGCGTTTGCCCTCTTCGATGCGTCCTACGATCTGTGCGTCGATGTTGAAGCTCTTGCTGATAGCGATAACCTTCTCTGCAACCTCCGGACGTACGTAAATCTCCATGCGGTGACCCATGTTGAACACCTTGTACATCTCCTTCCAGTCGGTGTGGCTCTGCTCCTGAATGAGGCGGAACAACGGCGGAATCGGGAACATGTTGTCCTTGATTACGCGGCAGTTCTCGCCGACGAAGTGCAGCACCTTTGTTTGTGCGCCGCCGGTGCAGTGAACCATACCGTGAATCTCCGGACGCAGCTCGTCGAGCAGGCGCTTGATGACCGGAGCGTATGTACGTGTCGGCGAGAGAACGAGTTGTCCGGCTGTTACTGGTGTGCCCTCCACCTTGTCGTCCAGACGGCAGCCACCGCTGTATACGAGTTCTTCAGGCACAGCGTGGTCGTAGCTTTCCGGATATTTCTCTGCGAGGTACTTTGAGAACACGTCGTGGCGTGCGCTGGTGAGTCCGTTAGAACCCATACCGCCGTTGTACTGCTTCTCGTATGTAGCCTGACCGAATGAAGCCAGACCCACGATAACGTCGCCCGGACGGATGTTAGCGTTGTCGATTACGTCGCTGCGCTTCATGCGGCATGTAACTGTAGAGTCGACGATGATAGTGCGCACGAGGTCGCCAACGTCGGCTGTCTCACCGCCGGTAGCGTAAACGCCTACGCCCATCTTGCGCAGATCCTCGAGCAGTTCGTCTGTGCCGTTGATAACAGCCGAGATAACCTCGCCCGGGATAACCATCTTGTTGCGTCCGATAGTGCTCGAAACGAGGATGTTGTCAACGGCGCCCACGCAGAGCAGGTCGTCGGTGTTCATCACGATAGCGTCCTGAGCCACGCCTTTCCATACGCTGAGGTCGCCGGTTTCCTTCCAGTACATGTAGGCGAGCGACGACTTGGTGCCAGCACCGTCGGCGTGCATGATGTTGCAGTATTCGGGGTCGCCGCCGAGGATATCGGGGATTATTTTGCAGAAAGCCTGCGGATAGAGACCCTTATCGATGTTCTTGATGGCGTTGTGTACGTCTTCTTTAGCTGCGCTTACGCCGCGCATCATGTATCTGTTAGATGTATCCATTTGATTGTATATTTAATTGATAGTCAATATTTTAAGTATTTGGGTGTTGTGTTGTTTGCACGTTTTTTGCGTGTTTTGTATATTTTTTTACTTTATTGTTACACAACAGCGCACACGATACCATTCTAATATATCCGAAACGTTTACAGGAAAATCTGCAAAATTAGGATTTATAGAGCGGCAGATAATTTTCGTATCATCGTCTTTGACGGGTATTACATTTTTTATAACAGCGCCGTTTACGGTATTAAGCAAATACGTTGCTCCCCATTCTATGAAAGATTTTTCGTTGACACGCTGCACGAACACCTTACTCCCGTTAGGATATTCTGGCGACATGCTATCTCCATTAACTGTAACAGCAAGTGTGACATCGCGCACAGGGCTGACAATCATTTCGCATTCGTAAGTTTCAACCTGCGATTCAAAACTGTCAGGCGTACCTCCTTGAGCTGCAATAGGCAACAACGGAACGGTATAGCTGGTATTTCTATTGAGAACCACATTGGAGTTTAACATTTCTCCCTTGCCCGTAATGAGCCATTCTATATTCAACTCTGGGTACACCTTATTAATATTACGAGCCGTTCTTCTCGATATGGCTTTGATGTTATAAAAATGCGAAGGAGAAAGACCCAATGTTTCCTCCCACTTCACCACAGATGTATTATAATATGTGGCAACTTGTTTGACTCTATTTATTATTGAACCCATAAGAATATTTAAAATTATATAAAAACTAATAGATTATTAGTAATTATAATAGTTTTTTATTAATTTTGTGGCGTGTTAGATACCTTGTTAAGGATACGGCGCAAAGGTATTAATAATGTATTAATTTATATATAAGATTATAGTTAAAAAATGGTAACAGAAGCAAGAAAAAAGAAAGAGCAGGCTGTTTGCATGTCAGTCGAGCTTTATTTGCGGCAAGGCATGGGAAAGATGGATGCCATCCGCCGGACTATGCACGATTTCAATTATCTAACCGAAGCCTCGGTATACAATATACTGCGGCGTAACAAAAAAAAAGAAGATGATAAATAGCATTCCAGATGTCATTCCTAAAGGGAGATATTCGCTTAAGGAAGCAGCCAAGAAATTGGAAGTTAGTGTCGCAACAATATACCGGTATGTAGACAATAATATCATACCATGTGTGATAAGACGCAACGGTCAGCGCGCTATACTTGGCTCGGAGATTACCCGTTTTTGGGGAGGGGAGTACATTTAAAAAACACGGAGTTTATGAAAGAGGAGATACAAAAAGCAATCGACCTGTTGCTTGCCAATGGGTATGAAATAACCCCACCACAGACCATAGGTGAGATTTGCAACGACTTTGAACAATGGTGGAATCTTTACAACAAAAAAAGAGGTAAAGACAAATGTCAAAAGCGTTGGGCACGTATGACGAAAAAAGAGCGTCAAGCTTGCATAGCAGCGACACCTGCGTATGTGCGCTCTATTACCGACAAGCAATTTCAGAAAGACCCGTTCACATATCTGAACGGACGTTGTTGGCAGGACGAAATAATAGACCCTTATGGAAATACGGAACAAAGAACGGCAGTTGAATTTGCAACAAAAGCAGCAGCAATCCTTAACGCAGATTAATGCGGTAGAGTGGATGTTCACACGCTACCCATTAATAAGCAAAAGAAAAGAGGCTATATCTTCAGCTGTGGAGGCTGTAAAAACAAACGATTTAGCTATAAGTGCGATAGATACTCAAATCGAAAAAGGTATTACTGTTAAATGGATTAAAGCTCAATTAATAGAAGTTCTTAATTTTTGTGGCGCTTTTGAAGTTGTCCGCGACACGCAGGTTGTTATTATAGCACATCAGATACGAAGTAAATACTACTATTTAACGCCTACCGAACTCACATATTTCTTTGAGCAGTTTATAAGTGGTGCTTATGGTACATTATATGTAAACAAAACAATAAACCCACAGGTAATATTGCAAGCGATTCGTCAATGCGAAAACACGTTGATAAACAAAAGGGCAGAGATGCAGGAGGAGCAAGAAGAAGCGCGAAGAAAGGTAGAAAAAGAGCTTGCGAGCAAAGGCTTGTTAGGTGTGAACGGTTGGCTAAAATACTGTCAAAGGCGCGGCATTACAGACCAGCCAAACCCTATGCAAGGCTTTATTAAAGATATGAGAAAAAAGCAGTTTAACGTAAAATAAACAACAATGAAAATTGAATTAAAAACAATGACGCTCCATAACTTTAAAAAAGAGCGGAGCAAAACGATTACCTTTGCCCACAACACTATTATTAGTGGTGGCAACGAAACGGGCAAATCAACGGTTTATGATGCCTATCTGTGGTGTCTTTTCGGAACAACAAGCAGACCTGACGCGACTGTTCAGACACTTGACAAGCACAACAACGTTATTCACAAGCTCGAAACTTCTGTTGTAGTTATACTAAATTACAACGACAAGCGCGACGTGAAGATAGAACGCAGGTTGTCGGAGCGCTGGAAAGGTAAAGACACTTCTGAGGAAACATTTTTAGGTACAACGCAAGCACGCTTTGTTGACGATGTACCCTGCTCAGTATCAGCGTTTAAAGAAAAGCTTAACTCGCTGTGCGATTTTGACGATTGGTTCATGCTCTCAAATATAAACCTTTTTTGGACTTACAAGGTTGATGTTCGCCGCAAGATACTCATGTCTTTGGCAGGTGAGATAGACGAAGAAAATCTAATGGCGCAATATCCTGCCGTATACAAAGGCGTAAAGACGGAGAAGAAAAATATTGCCGAAATGCTCACACAGCAAAAAGCTACCCGTAAGAAAGCAAACGACGAGCTTCAGACCATTCCTGCCAAAGTGCAAGCTCAAGATATGCTGAAATCAGATGAGGATTTTGCTCAACTCGAAAAAGAAAAAATCGAAGTCGATAAGCAAATATCGTCAATAGATGCATCTTTACAAGGCGTAATCGTCAATGTTGACGAGCAAAAGGAGTATCAAAACAGACTCGCCGAAGAAGAAAAGAAGTATGAAAAAACACGCAAAGAGTGGGCAGACAAGCACTTTGCTTGCATCAACGACGCTTTTAAAAAGGTCAACACGGCTGCTGACGAGATGCGCGAAGCGATACGCATACAAAAAAAGAACATTGATAACAATGTAGAGAATGGATGTAGACTTTCCCTGCTGACCAAGGAGTTTAACGAACTAATGCAACAATGGAACAATGTTAACGAGAAGGAATTTAACTTTGCCCAAACAGACGTTTGTCCCGTTTGTGGTCGTCCTTATACGGAGGAAATGAAAAGCAAAGAATACGAGAACGCTGTAGCGGAGTTTAATGCTCACAAGTCGGGAGAACTTGCAAGAATACAAAAAGCAGCTTCCGAAAAGAACAGCCAAATCGCTATTATTAAGGGCAATATCAAAACCTTTGAGCAGATAACAGCCATCAAAGACAATGAAAATGTCAAAACAAAAACCAACGCGCACAATGTCCTCAGTGCTGGACTTGCGAAGATAAAAGCCGAGACATGGGAACAAAGCGAAGAAAAGAAAAAAGCGGACGCTTCCTTGCAAGCAATCAAAAGCACTGAACCTACAACAGAAGTGGACGCATCAGCAAAAGAAAACAAGCGAAAGAAGCAGGAGCTAACCGTTAAGCGCGATGATTTGATAAAAAGAATTTCCGGTCGCGATTTGAATGAACGCATAGAAAAAGAAAAAGAAAAGCTTGATGCTCGTTCTCGCGAACTTGCGCAGATAGTCGCTGATTGCAACGAAGTGATTCGTCAAATCAAAGAATACAAAAAGGCGAAGATAGCGATTGTTGAAAACGATGTAAACTCGTTCTTCTCTCTGATACGGTGGAAGTTTTACGAGCAAAACATAACCAACGACGACGAAAAGGAGGTTTGTACAGCTATTGACAGCAACGGAGTTGACTATAACAATACCAACGATGGCACTGTCATTAACATGGGCATTGACATTATAAATGGCATATCAAAAGCCAAAAACGTTTACGTGCCTCTTTTCGTCGACCGCAAAGAGTCGGTTGAGAAAGCTCTAACATCGATTCAGCAAAGCATTTATTTGCAATGCAAATACGGAGAACCTTTTAATGTAGAATTATTATAACTTTAAACATCGGAATATGGAAAAGAATAATGAAGTAGCTACTACTCAGCAGCAGTACACCATTCAGGTTTTTAGTTCAAAAGAGGACTTTGAAACCGGTCAGCGCATGGCGCAGGTATTCGCACAATCAACTCTTGTGCCGCAAATCTACCAAAAGAACATAGGCAACTGTCTTATAGGTCTTAATATGGCATTTCGTATGCAAGCCGACCCTCTCATGGTTTTACAAAACCTTGTTGTCGTAAGTGGCAAGCCTTCTTTTGAGGCGAAGTTCGCTATTGCTTGTTTTAATGCAACAGGTAAATACACGCCTATAGACTACCAAGAAATAGGCACAAAGGGCACTGACAGCTACGGTATGTTCGCTACGGCTATCAACAAAACAACGGGTGCCTTGGTTAAAGGTCCTGAGGTTACGATACAGATGGCGAAAGATGAAGGTTGGTACGCTCGCAACCCAAAATGGAAGAACATACCGCAGCTTATGCTCCGTTATCGTTCAGCGAGCTGGCTGATTCGCACCGTAGACCCTGGCTGTATAATGGGCTTGCACACTCGAGAGGAAGTTGAAGATACCGAATACACAGAAGTGATTGCTGACAATGTTGAACAGCCTTCTGTTGAAGAACAGCTCTCGCAGGCACAAGAAAAAGAAAAGCAGGAAGCTAACACGCAGGTAGTTGGAATGAATGTAGACGACGCACCTACTGCCGAGCCTAAGCAGGAAGCAGAAGAAAAGAAAACTGTGAGCAAGACGCAGCCTTTGGGCAAACAAGAAATGCCGGATATGTTTAAGCAGTAACGTTTCAAATCTTCAATCTTTGAGGAGTGGGGTAACTCCCACTCCTTTTACTAAATAAAAAATGACTATAACAACATTAGGCAGTGGAAGCTCGGGAAATGGGTATGTTTTGCAAAACGAAACAGAAGCCATTATTATAGAATGTGGAGTAAACTACAAGCACGCTGTTGGTGCTTTAAAGGGCAATGTAAGCAAAGTGAATGGGTGTTTGGTGACGCACAGCCACGGCGACCACGCAGGTTTTATAAAGCAGTACGCAAAAGCTTTCAACGTGTATGCGACCAAAGGCACTCTTGAAGAGTGTGGTATCGAAGTAAATACTTTCCATTATTGCGCAATACCGCTATTTAAAGAATTTAAGGTTGGCAACTTTGTAGTCAAAGCTTTTGACACGGAACACGACACACAAGAGCCTTGTGGGTTTATTATCTATCACGAAGAAATGGGAACGATGCTGTTTATCACAGATACGCACCATATAAAATATAAATTTAATTTCCCTATCGACCACATTTTTATTGAATGTAATCATACGGACAGTCTTGTTGATAAAAGCGTCGAAAATGGTATCATCCCGTACAAAGTGGGCGTTCGCGCAAAAGCAACGCACATGAGTATGGAAAGGTGCATTAAATGCCTAAACGCTTGTAATCTAAGTAAAACAAAAGATATTGTACTTATACATATATCTGACAACAATGGTAATAGCTACATGTTTAAAAGTAAAGTAGAAATGGCAACAGGAAAGCCTGTCTACTTTGCTACAAAAGGACTTGTTTTAGACCTGTTATAATCAAAGGTGGAGTTGACTATACAGCTAACTCCACCTTTTGTCGTTATACACCCAGTACGCACCATGCTTTTTCGCCACGATAAGGCGTGTCGTCGTCATTTAGCCAGTTTACGGCTATTTCACTGAACTTTATCAACAACACCGACCACTCCTCGTTTTTCCACCATCCACGCAACAGATTATAATGGTTGGCAATAACATCATTGAGCGCAACCATAAAGTCGTACACGTTGTAGTCCTTGATTTGTGATTTGTACGTTTCGTAAAGCTCGGCACACGCTCTATCAGATACAAACGGCGCATGCAAAACGGCGTTGCTTTTTGTGATACAATACATACGCTTAATGCGTTCATCCGCAGTTTCCTTGTCGAAATGCTTGCCCAATAGAGCCTTGTGCAGTTCTTTCTTTAATGCTTCCTTTTCACTTGGTTCCAACCGTCTGTTGAGCCAGTTAGCTAAAATAGCGATTGCGCTTCTGATTTTTTTTAAATCCTTACAAGCGCAGATTTTGTTAATTAAATCGTTCATAATGCAATAGGTTTGGTTGTTGTTTGTTTATTTATTTTACGGAATTAAATACTTTTCCACATAGTTCTCCCATGATATAGCAAGCCTGCTCACCGCTCATATCAATATCGTACGCTTCGCAGATGTGTGCGGTAACGTGCAGCAGTTCGTGACCGATTGTGTTCACCATCTCGCTTTCTTCTTCTGAGTGTCCGATAGTAACCACGCTCACCTTGTCCTTGACGTTGGAGTAGGTGAGTCCTCTGCTTTCGCCACCGCTTATGAAGTGACGGTAGGCTTTGCTTGTCGCTTCGCTGCCACACCCAATAGTCATAAGCTCGCTACAGAGATGCACCGCGTCGCCACTGCCATATCCGATGAAGCAACGCACGTCCCAGTCGTACTTGTCGAGCCTTATGTCACGCCTAATCATAACAAGTCCTCCCAAGGTATAGGCATACCGTTGTGGCAGCAGTCGGCATAGAAGCGGTTGAAGATGAAGCCGTCTTTCTGGTCTGTGTCATCAACCACATCTTTCACATAATGCGCCATTTGCTGCTCGTCCTTTATCGACTTGCCCCAAAAGTCTGCCCTGCACATATTGGCTACATATACATGGTCGTAGCCGACGAGGTTTTCAAGCTGCAAGCCGTTCGTTTGCAACATCTCCTCGACCTTCTCTTTCGGTAGCATCTCCAAACGTTCTTCTTTGCCCGTAGCAGGGCTAATCGTTCGCATTTGCTTGACAGCCCACTCACACATCTTCTTGTTGAAGTGATAGCCGTTGTATCTTAAATATGCTATCATTCCTTCGGGTTTCAAGTCGTACATATCCAAAGGCATCTTACATTTTCCCATAATATTTAGGTTTTAAAAGACTGGCAGGGAAGCGAACCTCCCCACCAGTCGGGTTAATTACTTAGTAGCGTCTGCGACCTCGATAACCACCGCGTCGTTCTCCGTAGCGACCGTCATCGTCATCATCGTACATATCGCGCTCACGGCGTTCGTTCTCGTATCGCCAATCATCGCGGTAGTCGGGCATAGGTGAACGCTCGCCGTATCGACCTTCGCCACGCTGCAAGCTGTCAAGACACGCCATTGCCTTGCCGCCATAGCGCAAGCATTTCTCCACGTTCTCGACAAGCTCACCCATCTTGTTCTCTGTGATTTCTATCATGTACATAGCTCTTGCATTTTAGTTATTGCTGTTTGACTTTTTCAGTGCCTTTTGCAACATGCTTTCTATGTTTGACAAAGTACCCTCCATGCCGCAGACTTTGGTTTCGAGCTGAGATATTTTCTGCTCCTGCTCCTTGTCCTTGGCTATCTGAGGATTGAGAACACACATTATCTTCTCGCAGTTGCACACCACCTTTTCGTGATAGTCCTTGCTCGCAAGCACCTCCTGCGAGTGTCGTAACATCGCTTCCACTTCGGCAATCATCGCTTCACGACTTTCGCTTACTACCACATCGCCCGAGTTGGCAATCTGTCCGTTTGAGGGCAGTTGCTTAAACTCAGCTTCGCCGTCGGGCAGCTTTACTTTCACATCTACAACCGTTTCCATAGGCTGCGCTGTAAACTGCCCTGGTTGATAGGTAGGGAACTTCGGCTGCGGATTACTTACGCTTACCACCTGTCCTATTTTCAATGTCGGCTCTTCGCCTTTTTCAAGCACATAGAATATGCTGTTTGTTCTTAGTCCACTGAACATACAATTCGCAATTTAGTTGTTAAACAATACCCGTCATTAGCTGAAGGGTGTTAGTATCTCTCTCGAACCAGAGCTGGTATACACCGGTTCCAGCTACATCAGCAACCGTAAGAGCCGCACCTCCAAACTTGGTGACAGCCTGTGTTGCGCCGTTGGTCTCAAAGAGTATCGGCAGCGTGGTCGTTGTGCCCGTCGGTATCGCCTGTCGCAGATTTACGAATACCGTACCTCTGTAGTTGGCGTTCAAGAAGGCATGGTTTCTGAATGAGAATACCACACCGTTTGCGCCCACCGACACACCGGTAGAACCGATAGCTGCCGACCCTCTTCTGTTGACCCATGAATAAGGATTACCCCAAATCATAGTCGTTCCTCCAGTTAGATGGTTAGCCCCAAAAGCCGTTAGCTCCGTTGACTCCGTAAAGTCCGTATTGTGCTGCTACGCAGTTTGGGACAGCAACGAACGGCTGGTAAGGTACAGTAGCCGTCTCGGGCATTTTGCATTTGATACCTGCAACCTCCTGCTGCAAGCCTGCCAACACCGCATTGATAGGAGCGACCGCCTGACCTACAATCTGACTTGTCATAGCCGACGACTTGAACGTTGAGTTCTCCTCGCGCAGAGCGTCAATCTTGTTCTGCATTTCGCGCATTTCGGCTTGCTTCTGACCGTTGACGATGGTTTGCGTGCTGTCCTTGATAGCGTTATGCAGGTCGCAGGTCTGTCTCTGTGTCTCAAAGGCAAGACTTGAGAAACCGCGTTCCTGACTTGTTGCAACGCCGTTGATGGCGTTCTGCAAGGTGTTGGTCTGCTGGCATGTGGCAAGTCTGTTCTCGCAGCAACAAGAAGCGAGCTGCTGTGCAATCTGCATATTGCCTTGCTGGAGAGCGTTGATAACTTGCATACCGCTCATGCCGACCTGATTGCCCACGCCCTGAACCTGCGAGGTAAGAGCCGAGATAGCCGCCTGTATCTGACCTTCGGTGCAGTTAAGCTGTGTAGCAAGGTTGCTTAGAGCGTTTCTGTTTCCACCGATGGCATCCATGAGGAGCGAGCGACCGTAGTCGTTGTTGATTTCATTAGCAATACCGCCTGCGCGACCATTGCCGAAACCACCCCAACCATTACCGCCCCAACCCATGAGGAAGAAAAGGAAAATTACCCACATGAAGCCGTCGCCCCAACCATTGCCGTTCTTGTTCATGGCAAGGAGGAGATTAGGGTCAAGACCTCTCTGCTGAAGCAGAGGAGCGAGCAAACTCATCATGCCGCCCTGTCCGCCACCTTCATTGCCGAATACATAAGTTTTTGACTCAGACATAATACAATCTTTTTTAAAAATTTTACCTTAGTTGACTAAACACTATTTCGTAACGTTACACCGCAAAGTTAGCGAGTTACGACGGATAATGTCATAACACGCTCAAAGATTTTGTATCATGCTGATAATCAGATGTATAAGGTGATAGTCGGTACTATCACGTTGTAAAACATTCTTTCCAGTGTTTGAAGAATTGGAAAGAAATGGAAACAAAAAAAGAGAAGCCTCTTTACTTGCTTCTCTTCTGTTTTATAAAGTGGAGAATGTCCCACTTCTTCCAGTATCGTGTGTGTCCGCGCTTCTTGCACTCGCCGTTCGGTATCTCGCCGCGCTTAACCATTCTGTTGAGCGTCGCATCGCTTACACTGAGCCTATCCTTTACTTCCTCTGCGCTCATCATCGGGTTGAGCATATTAGGAAGTATATCCTGGCAGAGTGTTTCTATATCGTCGTCACTCATACCGCAAGCCGTCACTTTCTCGCCGTTGCGCTGCTGCTCGTCTGCCTTAAAGCACGAATTAGCGAGCGACTGCAACAGCGTACCAAGCATTTTATAGCCGAAAATCTTTCTCATAGCATTTCTGTTTAACTGAACATTCTTTCTGCCGAGGCGCGACTTACTACAGAACCAGTCAACAGCTCCGTAGATATACAACAACAACGTGAACGCCATGATTGCAAAGTGCGCCATCACCATCTCGTTTGTTGTGTACCAGTTCCAATATACAAGGTGTATCGAATTTACACCGAAGAAGTAGAAGAACGGTATGCGATACTTCCAGCACAGCCAGAAGAAGCGCGACGCAAGAATAATAACCATCGGCAGTATATAGACCATGATGTATATAAATGTGTAGCACGCCCAATTAGCACTGTGCACGGCAAACATCTCCTTTGGATTGCGGCTAAAGTCAAACACGCCGTACATGTGCGCCGTCATTATGAGTATTGGAACCCACTTGCTGAACCAGCGGAAAAACCGCAATATTCTGCGTGAATACTGATTGCCGGACTCTGCCAGCAAAGACATAATCTCCGATATGTCCTTACCCTTCACAAGAGCAAGAAACATCCTTTTATCATCCTCGTTCATAGTGATTTTTGGTTTGACGTAAAATGTCTGTTAGTTCTATTCGATGCAAGTTAGTCATTTTTTCCCAAAGTTGTATGCACTGTTATTTATATTTATATTTATTTAAACACTGTAAAAAACGCAAGTCTTTAGCTCAAGGGTAGTTCACTTTAACTCCTTGCCTATCCATCACGGACAGGCAAGGCTCCTGAAAACAAATCACCTTAAACTAAAAACTAACAACTAACCAATCTATATATTATCTCTTTCTGTGTATCAGCCAAAGCAGCAGTGATATAGCAAATAACACCACCGCTCCGACCGCTATCTTGCCTACGAACATCTGCGTCCGCTCCCACCATGTCTCCTTACGCTCAACTGGCACCGGCACTGGGATTGAGTCCGCTCGCAGGATAGACTTGTATATCGTGTCCGTCTTCACGCTCACTCTGTCACGCCATTTGTAAACATTCTTGGTCTTATATATCGTGTCACCAACAGTATAGCTCTCGACATAAATAGAATCGTGTACGCGGAACGTATCGGCTTTGTAGTTAGTCTTATACAACGTGTCGGTCTTGTTGATTACCCGTTCAAGCACAACAGGCTTCGGAGTCGCGCAGCTTGTCATAACAAGCAGGAGCACGTGCAGCATAGAGCCGATAACAATAGTAAAGCCGTAGCGGCATATATCATCCCACTCAATGCCTGGCAGCTTGTATCGCTTCCACTGGTACACCTCTCGCAGTACCATTACTGGCAGTGCAAGAATGCCTACGAACACCGAAGCCACAAACCAACCGATAGCACCTTGTCTATTTCGCTTGTTCTCGTCGTAGCCTTCATCTACCATATCGAGCTGCGCTGCCTTGTAGAAAATAAAGAGCGTTGTCGCTCCCAATATGATGCAGTTCAGTAGCATCAGAATTTCTCTTATATCCATACGCTTTTACTTTTGACATTATTAATCAGTTTCTTCTCTCCCATAGTCACGAGGCGGTTTGCGCTTCATACATCCGTTCACGGTACACTCATTCCATTGCAGTTCGTGCATTTTCATAATGAGTGTGTTCTTCTCGTCTTTGAGCTGACGGATGGTTGTTCGCTGCTTGCTAATGTCGTCGTACAGAGAGTCGATTTTTTTGTTCAATCGGTCGCGCTCCTCCATGTGCTCCTCATGCTCATGGTCGTAAAGGTTGTGCCATTCTTGAGCATAAGCCATTGCGTTCGCGTCTTCGTCTTTCTGCGCAGACGCAGCTTCCTTACGTTTCCGGGAGTTGTAGTAGAGGAGTTGTCCGACGATGCCGCTGCTTACAAGCAACGTTATAATCTGCAATACTGTATCCATTTCGCCTCCTTTATTCGATTGTTATCCAAATCTGTTCTCCTCTTTCGTCAGCAGCCTTCAACATGGCGTACACCTTACGGAACGTTGCCGTTGAGTTCAGCACCTGTCCGACCGCCTTATTTTCACCGACAAGGATGCAGCCATCCGTGTCCTTAGCTGTGTTACCGATGTGTATCAGCACACCTTGGTAGCCAGGCGTATTGCACAACCTTGGCAGTCTCCCCTTGCAGAACTGGTACTGCGCCCGACCTCCGAAGCGTGGCGATACCGTCTTCATATCGACGAGGTATTTGCCAGTAGGTATAGCCGTTTCGCCCTTGATTTTAACTCCGCATATCTGCGCAACGCTCATCATCGAGGTCAGACCTCTGTCCTTGTCTTCGAGCGTGTCACAGACGTATGCGCCGTCAACGTACATTTTACCGATTGTGTACGCCTCCTTCCTTGCTATTCGTTTTACCTTTATTTCCATACTATTTTAGATTAAATAAATAATGTTGTTACGATGTTGAGTATCGCGCAGCACTCGACGATGAACAGCCAGTAGCGGCGCTTCCAGATGCAGAGCACAGCAGCGAGCACGGCAAACAGAACGGTAGGCAGGGCGTTGATGCTGCACGCCCATGCCACGCTTGCTATTGCCGACGTGATAGCTCCGCACTTGTGTATTGTGCGCTGACTCTCGTCGAGGTACGCAGGAGCTGCGCCCACAAAGATAATACCCACGCAGGTAAGAAAAGCCATGCACTCCAGTCCGCCGGTTTCGAGCATGAGCGGCAAGAACGATGCGCCGAGCGTCACCATGAGCACAGGAAAGAGCCAGTCCTTGTCTGCGAGGTAGTACACCTCCGAGAGCATTGTCGGCACTCGTTTTACCACGCAGCAGCTAAAAACGTACAGCGCAAGAGCGATGAGTATAATGATAGCCAATGTCATCATGCTACACCTCCATCTTTAGCTGCGCAGGGTAGCCTGCCGTGATGTCATACTTCTCTACCTCCTCGATGGTCGCCAGCTCGCTCACCGCCTTCTTGTGCGCCGCCGTCACGTTGTAGCAGTCTTTAGCGTAAGCCTCGATATGGCTTATGATGTTCTGCGCTTGCTCAATGCTCAAGTTATAGCATTGCTTACCCAGCCATAGCGTAGTGTCCGTGCGACCGATACGCTGCAAACGCTCGTTGCCCTGGTACACACGATCTCGAAGCTCGAAGTCCAGCCACACACGCTGTCCGTTAAGGATAAAGCCGTTCACAGCAGGAGAGGTGTCGTAGTCCTCAATTTTCTTCAAAACCTCACGCTTCGCCTGGGCAATTCTTCTGTTTGCCGTTGCCACTTTCCATGCAGCATAAGCCTCGTTGACTGCTGCCTCAGAATACTCGCCAACAGGCATTGAGCACTCGACGCACTCGTATGCACCCAACTCATCGTTGAGCACGCCGTCAAGATGCACGATACATACTCCTTCTCTCTCTTCTTTTTCCTTGTACGAGTCTTTCGACACAAACGTTCTTACAAAGTCTGTCTTTTTCATTGTTTCTCTTTATTTTTTATTTGTTCAGAATCCTTTTAATAATAACCACTCACGCACACGCCTCACGCCATGCGCTCGGCATCAACGCTTGCGCCTTCCTCACTTGAGAGAGAAAGAGATAAAGAGGAAGAGGAAGAGGGGTAAGCGAAGAAGGGAATCGCCAGAAGAAGAGATTTCTTGTCTGAACCGAACGACGCCGTATTGAAGTAATAGCCGGCCGTCGCGCCGTACTGCGTAGCGGTCCACTTGTTCCCTTTATAATTATTAACGCTCACACCGAGCTCGGGAAACTTGAGGTTAACGGCGTCAATGACATAATCTATGTTTGCCCACGCCAATTTCCATTGTTCGAGTGTCGGTCCGTAGCCCTGCCACGCCTCGCCGGCACAGTCAACGGTTTGGGAGTAGCAGTAGTCGCAGAATGGTGTTTCGATACTCCGCTCGTCACCTTCGGCAATAACTGTTATTGTCGCGACAAGACCGTTATAGACAAACTTGTAATACTGCGGGTTACTTTCTTCTATACCGTGCAGTGGTATATTTTCAAACTGGACGCTTTGGTTTGCCCACTGCTTGTTTGGTATCTGCCCAAAATTGGCAAGCAGATTAATGCTGATATAGATGTCGCCGCCGTAGCGCTGTGTGTCGAGAGTCTTTATACACACGAAAACAAGATGAGTCTTGTCTTTTCCGCTCGCCTCCCATGCGTCCCACGTCCATTTTTTGCCCTCGTCGTCCACAAGCCACACGCCGCTCTCGTAATAGTGATAGGCATAATTGAAACGATAAGAGTCAGCCATGGCTTTGCGTGTTCTGCTGTATCTGTCATACTGCTCATACATGCCATCCACCTTGTCTACGGCGACGGTATAGGACGTGCCTATCTTCACATCAAAACTCGCCACGCCCTGCGCGTCCGTGATATAGTCAGTCTTCTTGCCGTCTATCGTTACATGCACTGGCGCTCCCTCCCAAGGCTGCAAAACGTCATCTTCGTTGGCTTTCTGCATCCTCACCGTGACATGCTCAAACTTTATCGTCTCTTCAGTGTACACAGCGTCAATAATGCGGTTGCCCACGGCAGCGACATGCTGCACGGGGTTCAGTATCGCGCATCCATTGATATAAGGGAATACAACCTTGTAGGTAGAACCTTTCGTTACTGTAAATACAGCTTGCCCGTTACTGTCGGTCGTGTATTGCTGCGGATCTGCTCCGTTGTTGAAATAGACGTTCAGAATGATGCCTTCCACGCTGACAGATGCTAAGGTTGTGGTCACGTTCACCGTCACATGCTCGTCCGCGTCGGTCAAGTTCACACTTTTCGCCGTTCCATGTCGGTTAGTGACGGTCAGCACGTTGCCGTTAAGCTCGGCGTTCACTCTCTCCGCTTCTGTCGCTTTGCTATCCGCGTTGTTGCCTGCTTCTGTTGCCATAGCTGCTGCGTCAGTGGCGGCTTTTGCGGCAGAAGACGTGTTGGATATTGCTTCGGACACACGTTTCTCGCGCTCGGCATCAGCTTTTTCTCGCTCCACCTCTGCGTTCTGACGAGTTGCTTCTGTGGATTCTCTCGCTGTTTCCTGTCGTACACGCTCGGTTTCCGACTCCTGGCGTATGCTCTCCTCGCGGTTGCGTGCAGCTTCGGCTGTTGCACGCTTTATTTCTGCTTCGGCGCGCTTGCCCTCCTCTGCATTTGCCTTGTCGGTAGCCGTGTTTGCGGCACTTGCTGCGCTGTTCACCTTGCTGACAGCGGCATCAACGTTTGCTGAAAGTTCCGCAAAGGTTGTTGCTCTCTGCTTCTCCGCTGCTACACGGGTGGTTTCGTTCGCGGTACGCACCTTTTCTGCTTCCACACGTTCTGCTTCAGCATTGGCACGCTGCACCTCTGCTGTCTTTCGCGCATCCTCGTTGCTCATGCGCTCGACTTCTGCTGCATGGCGAACCTCCTCACTCTCACTGCGCTTATTTTCTGCTGACACGCGAGCGACTTCTGCTGATGCACGCTGCTGCTCCGCAGAAACACGCTCGCTCTCGTTGCTTTTGAGTGTTGTGTCTGTTTGCTTTGCAGTCTCGACGGCTGCGTTAGCGTCGTTGATAAGCTGCGTTAGTTCAGCCGTCGGAGGCAGGACAATAAGCGCCGTGTTCATCTCCACCGAGTCCTCGCCCTCGATAAGCTCGCCGTTGAACGCCGTGTCGCCCGAAGCGTTGTTGTCTACGATGGCAAACTGCTCGTACTCCTTGCTGCGCCAGTCATTGCCGAAAATCTTGCCGCGAATTTCGAGGGCGTATGTGCCCACTGATACACCGTCGCCCTCGACACGCGCATTGATGATATTGTCCTCCGCTGTGTCTATAGTGTAGCTCAGAGCCACACGCCGATACTGGTTCACGATGTTCACAACGATGTCGGTACAGGCAGGCAGCGGAAAAGCCACCTGCTCGCCGTTCACTATCTTGCACACTGGTATGCGCAAAGTAAAGTCGTTACCTCTAACTATTTTCTTCATATCTTACTTCTTTTTAATTATCCAAAAACGTAGCCATCCCATACTATTTTAAAGCTGTTCTGATGTAATGATGTAGAGTTGGCGACGGTCGGCACAAGGGTACACTTTAATATTGCACTTTGTTCCGCGTTTACCTCGTTCGCAGGGGGGCTGCCTTTTTTGTTTATGGTGCCGCCACCAATCAGCCTAATAGAGGTGTTTGACTTGTTTATTACTATAAAAGTTTGGTCTAAATATGGTGCGACCTGCCACGCGGGTTTGCTATTTGAAGACGTATCCGTGCTATAATTATTATACGGCAGAATAATCACAGGGTAACTATCACCATATACCGCTTTAAAATTACCCTCAAACCTAACAAAGGAACCTGCGGTGGCGAAATCGAATACTACGTAACCAAGTTGAGCGGAGGGGATAGTGTACTGCCCGATATTATCAGGTGTAATGACCGTCAAGTTCTTTTTGACAAACCCCCCAAACAGACCAGCGCCAACCTCAAGCACGCCATTCTCGTTCACGCTCGCCGTCACCTCGCCGCTGTTGTTCTTGACCACGAACTTGTTAGCCGTCGCCGTGATAGTATCGTCTTCG